GTGTTCATGGGCTTTATCCAAATAGTATTTCATCTGTATAACATGATTGTCCGTAAGAAACTTATCATCACCACCCCAACAAGGAATATGGCTGAAATCAATGTCTTTTGTATACTGATTGTACCGAAATAAATCCTTGATATTCGTGTCTTTTTCTAGGATTTCAATGATTTTACTGATTCTTGGTTTTGTCATTTTTTGTATACCTACCTACCTTTAGCGACCAACACTATTTATTTTTTTTTTATCCCTATATAATATAATATTATTTATTGTATTTCCTTTTATTTTAAAAAGTGTTTGGAAAGTAGGTATGAGGTTATATAGGTATGTTAAGCATTTGAAATTAAAAGAGTTATAAAGCATGGTTTTTGTATACCTTTCAAAGGTATATGTTTTGAGTAAAAAATAGCCCTTTCAGATGGTTCTGGCAAGAACGGAACTCTATCGGTTGGCAAACACGGTAGGTCATCTGAAAAGGCCATTTGTTTAAATTTTTAGTCATTGATTATTTTCCATTCTTGCCATATATAAATATTAACAAATAAATTATTGTTTGTAAACTAAAATCACAAAAATTTTCGTTTGTAAATTGTACCGTGGTATAACAACCATTATACCAAAGTATAATACATAAATATCCAAAAAGTTGGGTTAACATTATACCACAAATTAATTATTTTAAAAAAAAAGTTTACTTTCGTTTTTTTTAATATAATAATAAATCGTAAATAAATACAAAAGGATTAAATGCCAAAGTCTTATAAATATACTAGAAAAACAGGTAGACCTGCAATTTTTAAAACTCCTGAAGAATTAGAAGCCAAAGTTAATGAGTTTTTTACTAACTGCCCCGATAAACGACCCATATATAATAAAGCCGGTGAAAAGATTGATGAAATTCCTGAATTAACTATTACAGGACTTGCTTTGTTTCTTGGATTTTGTGATAGACATTCTTTTTATGATTATGAAAAACATCCCGAGTTTTCACACATAATAAAAAAAGCCAGAAGTTTAATTGAAAAAGAATATGAGATTTTATTAAAACGAGGATTGGGAGCAGGTGCAATATTTGCTCTTAAAAACTTTCGTTGGGTTGATACACCGAAAGCTGAAATGGATTCATCTCTCGACGAGGAATTAGAGTTTAAAGGATTAGATAACGGTGATGTTAATGGTAAATACAAAAGGTTTTATAATTAATGTTATTGAAAAAATATAATCCTCATGAGGGTCAACTTGCTTTTCATTACGGTATACAAAACCTTTACAGATTTATGTTAATGGTTTGCGGTATTCGTGGTGGTAAAACGTTTGCCGGTGCTCGTGAAGCTACAAAACAATCTTGGAACAGTCCTCATCCTATCGATATTCCTTACGGAATTATCGCACCAACATATCACATGCTTGATCGTACCACGTGGAGAGAATTTAAATCTGCAGCAAGACCTTTAATACTCCGAGAAAATGATTCTAAAAAAATTATTACATTAAAAAACGGTCGTGAGGTATTCGGGTTTTCTGCAGAAAACTATGACAAAATTCGTAACGTTACATTGATGGGTTTCTGGGTTGATGAAGCCCGTGAGTGTAAAGACTTTGAAGAATTGTGGAAAGTTCTTCTTGGTCGTACATTGTCAACAGGCGGTAAAGGTATCGTTACATCATCACCAAATTCTTTCGACGCTATGCACAAGATTTTTATTGAAGAACGTAAAGAAGGATATGGTGTTTGTCGATTCAGTACATACGAGAATACAACAATCGCTAAAAGTTTTATTGATGAATTAGCTAACGATTATGACGAAAAATATATGCAACAGGAATTGATGGGTGAGTTCGTTGTATTTGAAGGAGCTGTTTATTATACATTTAATCGAAAAGAGAACGCCGGTGATCTTGCGTTTAAAGTCGCTAATTATAATCCGTCAATGCCGATTGCTTTATGTTGTGATTTCAACGTTGACCCAATGGCATGGGTGATTGCTCAGGTTTATGAAACAAGCGGATTAAAAGAAATAAGAATCATTGATGAGATATTTCTTAGAAACTCAAACACGATTCAATGTTGTGATGAGTTTAAATTACGTTATCCGAATCATACAGCTGGTGTTGTTTTATATGGTGATGCTACGGGTAAATCAAGAACGACAGCGAGTAATGTAACGAATTGGAAAATCATTCAAGATGAATTATCACGTTACGGAATAACAGATAAAGTTCCACGTTCAAACCCAGCGGAACGAGATCGAGTTAATGCAGTCAACGCTATGATTTGTAATTCAAAAGGTGTCAGACGTGTGCAAGTTAATCCTAAATGTAAACACATAATTGTAGATTTAGAACAAGTGTCGTATAAAGAAGGATCAACGCAGATAGATAAAAACAGAAACATTTTATTAACCCACCCTAGCGACGCTTTTGGGTATTTTGTCGAATCCGAGTTTGGATTAAACAGACAAAGAATAGAAGGTTTAAAAATATGAGCATTAAAGCATTGGTTGAGAATCCTCATCAGATATGGAAACGTAATTACAACTATTGGAATTTTCTTTTAAAAAGTTACGAAGGTGGAATTGATTACACACAAGCAGACACGCCGGCAAGTGATTCAGGCGGATTGACTGTAACATATAACGGACAAAAGATAGACGATAAATATAATACATATAATTTATTTAAGCATAAGAAAGAACGTTCAGAAGATTATCGAGAACGAATTCAAATGTCTTATTATTATAACTTTTGTGCTCCGATTATTGATGTTTACACTAACCATTTGTTTCGTGAATCTGTTATTGAAAACTACGGGAACATTGAAGATGTAGTTGAAAAACGCAGAGAAAACATTGATCGTAAAAACTCAAGCATTGAGGAATTCCGAAAAGAGTTAAGCGAAGACGCTCAGATATTTGGACATATATTTGTTGTTACAGATATGCCAAAATCAAGCGGAGAAGTTAATTTGGCACAACGAATTTCAAACGATCAGTTTCCTTACTTCACAATTTTTTATCCGACAGACGTATTGAATTGGGCATTGGATATTTACGGTCGACCTTATTGGGTTTTATTGCGTGAATGTCAAGATGGGAATGTTGACCCAATGAATTACGATAAAGATAAAACAATGAAATATCAATATCGGTTATGGACTAGAAACGAATGGTATTTATATGATTCTGATTATCAGTTAATCGAAAGCGGAACACATCCGATTGGTCGAGTGCCGATTGATATTGTTTATGAGAAACCGAGCAAAAAGTACAGAAACTTTTTAGGTATCAGTGCTATATCTGACATTTGTTTTATCGCTCGTGATGTTTATAACAAATGTTCTGAGTTGAATGAAATACTTAGAAATCAAACGTTTGCTTTTCTTACGTTACAAGGTAAGTCGGCTGATTATGATGAGGTTTCTGTTGGTACAAGTAAAGCGTTGTTATATCCACAAGATACAAACGCTCCGTCTTTTGTTAGTCCACCGGCTGATAATGCTAAAGTTTTAATGGACCAAATTGATCGACAAGTTACAAAGATGTTTCAATTGGCAAAGTTGGAAGGCGGTTCTGCTTCTGAATCAATGCAGATTGATACGCAATCAGGAGTTTCAAAAGCGTATGATTTTCACGAAACAAACGCAGCGTTGGCAAAGAAAGCCGGACATATGGAAGACGGTGAATTAAGGTTATGGTCAACGTTTGCTAAATGGGAAGGGAAAGAGTTTGATGGGTCGATTCAGTATTCACGAGATTTTAATGTTAAGGATTTAATGTCTGATCTCGTAGAAGCAGAAAAGTTAATACGATTTAATATGGGCGAGATGTTTGATAATAAAGTTAAAGAAGAATTGATTAAGAAAAAGTTTCCACGAATGCCTATTGAAGAAGTGGACAAGATTATACAGGAATCAGTTGTGGCATCAAAACCAGGAGCACAATTGAGAAGCAGATTACCTGGGGTATTTAACAATAACCCGATCTTCGGGGGAAATGGGGGATTTAACCAATGAGCGAACAAACAGCAACACCACCAGCAACACCAACACCTGTTCAATTTACACCGGAACAGCAACAAGTTATGAATAGTATTATTGATAAACGTATCGGAGAAACAAAAGCAAAGTATGCTGATTATGAAGATTTAAGAAAGACAGTCGAAGCGTATAACAAAGAAAAAGAAACACTTTCACAAAAGCAACTTGAAGAACAAAAGCAATACGAGGAGTTAAAGAAGGGTTGGGGAGCTAAGGAAGAACAATACAAAGGATTATTAAATCAACGAGAAACTGAGTTAAGAAACGAAAGAATATCAAACAAGTTGTCTTTTGAAGTATCAAAACAAGGAGCTTATCCAGACGCAGTTGAGTTATTGAAATCGTCTGCTTTATATAAAGATGACGGATCGATTGTTATTCGTGGCAAAGATTCCAATGGAATAGCCACAGAGTTACCTATCGAAGAAGGAGTCAAACAATTTTTAAAAGAACGTGCTTACTTAGTTAGATCAAGTGGTACGGGCGGTGCAGGGACTGGTGGCGTTGCGAATACAAACGCCGGACAGGTAAACCCGAATGAGAATTTAGCAGGAGAATTACAGGCAGCTATGAATCGGGGGGATAGAGCAAAAGTAAACGAAATAAAATCAAAAATTAATGCAAAACATCAGGCAGCTGGTATTTTGCGATAGGAGATAAGAAATGGCTGGTGAATCTACAGTAACAACGTTGACAGAGGCAATCCCAACAATAGTTGAGATTGCTATGTTGGAATTAGATGACGGTGATATTATACGACCTTTAGTTCGGAATGTTCCTTTTCCTGGACCTGGTGTCGTTCATCATACTCCGTTCATTACAAGATTAACTTCTGAAACAGATGACAGTTTGGCAAACCAAGCATTGGATTCTGGTGGTTCAGATGAAACTTCACCTTCAGTTGCGACTGTTGGTGTTCATGGTGTAACGGTTCAGTTGAAAGAAATTGCTATGTTGGCAACTCCAACAGATTTGATTTCAGCAGCCGGTCAATTGATTGGTCAAGCAATCGCAAAAAGACGTGATATTGATTTAGCAACTTTGTTCGCTTCTTTCACTCCGAACGAAGGTGGTGCTAACAACGATATTACAGTTGATGATCTTTACGGTGCTTACAAATCAATCCGACAAGGAATTGCTCCTCAACCTTACAACTTGGTATTGACTCCTGGACAATTCTGGGGAACAGTTGGTTTGATTCAATTGTTTGAATCTGTTGCAGACAAAATTCAAAATTCAACTCCTGGTTCACCAACTGATGATGTTGCAAGAAATGGTTGGACTGGTCGAGCTTTGGGTTTTGACATTTACACTGACAACAACATCACAGTAACTTCAAACAATGCTTCTGGTGCGGCTTTCTCACGAGATGCAATCAAGTACGTTGAAAAAAGAGGACTTCGAATTGACGTTGACGATATGCCTGATTCCGGTAGAGAAATCTCTATGCAGATTACTGGTTCAGCTATGTGGGGTGAAGCTATCCTACGCAACAAGCATGGCGTTGAAATGCAATTTAACGAAGAAACTTAGTTTTAAAAATTACCGGCGAGGGGAGAAATCTCCTCGTCGGGATAACCTTTAAAGGGGAATTAAAATGGCTAATAAGAAAGATTTAGAATTACAACTAGCACAAGCTAGGGAACAATTAGAACAAATGAAAGTTCTAAACCAACCTGAGAATTCAGATCAGATTGGGAATATGTTAATGAACGAGTTACAAGCGTTGAAGAAAAAGTCAACTGTTTCAACAGGAAGTATACCTGTTAAATACGTTGATGATCATAAAAATATTCCGTTATATACAATGTTAAACAAAGTGATCGGACCAATGCACCCAGACAACGCACGATCAACAATGGAAAGATTTTATGCAGCCGGTTATCCTTTGTTTTTGACTCCGAGAACACCTGAACAAATTGAAGCGTATAAACAAACTGACACTTACAAGAAACGAGAAGCAGTAAGACAAAAAGACCGATTAAGAAAAGTCAATAAAAAACCTTCAGCTCAACTTGAGAAATTTGCGAAGATAATTGCTCAAGAAACAGGTAAATCTTTTAAAGAAATATCTGAAGTTGTAGCTGTTGGTAAAGAAGGATAATAATGCTTTACGCTAGAAAACTTCGGTGTCCTCGCCATCACATTGTCAAACCAGGAAAAAATCCTTTCCAGATTGAAGAAAATCCTTTTACTAAAGACGCAAAAATGTCTGATGCTGATTGTAAGAAATGGGGAATTAG